CACGACGATGGAACCGACCACGGCGGCCGTGCCTCGCGTGCGGGATATCCTGCATCGCAACCTACTGCCGCGAGTGCATCTACGAGTTTAGGCGCGAACAGGGTAGGCGCGAGTCGCAGGACTGCAGCCACGCACCACCGCCACCGCCAGGTTTCGTCAAGCGCGACCTACACGCTGGCAGGCCGTACGACTCGGCCTACACACGCGACGACGAGTGGCTGGACGGCGACAGGCCCGGCCACTTCGAGGCGCGTCAACGCTCGATGTGACTTGATGCGCCTCTTCTGGCACTCTGAAGGGCAGGACGGGGAGGGGAATCCCTGACCTGTCAGCTCGAGACTAGGCACGCGCACGCGCTTCGACTAAGCTTTGCGGGCGACGAGCGGTAGTACGGTAGAAGCCCGAAACGGTCGGGTCGCGCCCACCGGGGATGCACTGCCGACCGTCGCGCTTCACTCCGCGTCGTTGCCGCTGTCAGCGCCATCAGGCGGCTCGTGCAGCTCGACCCGGAGCATTCGGCCATCCAGCCACGCCTCGAGCCCTACGACGCCGCTGCGCGTCCGCATCCACCATGCCGGCACGTCCCTCTTGCCGAGCTCCATCACGAGTGCACCGCGTGTGTCGACCGTGATCAGTTCTTCTCTGGGCATCATGGCGACCGCGACAGGCATGTCACGTGCCAGAGCGCCGGAGCAGACTCTCGGCGGTAGTCACGGGTGCGAGTCAAGGAGCCTTCAGGACAGGAGCTGTCCTCGATGCTGCTCGCCTGTTCACTTCTGCGCTGGCTGTGGCGTGGCGCCTGTGTAGGCCGTGGCAGGCTTGTACGGCTCAAGCTTGACGCTTTCGGTGACTTGGGTTGCAAATCTCGAGTCGTTCGAGGTTTGCAATGCCGCAACGTTGGGACGCAGCTAGGGCAGCATCACGGCGCTCGATACGCGCGTACAAGCCTGTCGGGCCGGTGGGCACGCAGCCCATGATCGATTGGGGCGGCGCTCGAGTCGACAGCACGCACGAGTGCTGCGGCTACCACGTGTGCAGCTGCAAGCGGCAGTTCGAGCGGACGCAGTCGCTTGGTCACTGCGACTCGATGTCGCTGCAGACCGCGTTCGGCGAGCTGAAGGTGATCGCTGATCCGCGTGTGCCGCCAGGCGCTATCTACGGCATCAAGATGGTGGAGCGGCCGTGCTTCGTGTGCGGACGCCAGATGTCAGCGGGTGAAGGCGCCGCTTGTCACGCGTGCGTGCACAAGGCTGACGCAGAAGCGAAGCCGTTCCGCGATGCGCTGGACGCGAGGATCAAGGCGCTCATGGGGCTCATGCCGTACGCGTCGTACGAGCTGCTCGCGGCCGCGTTGGACGAGAAAAAGACATGAAAGCACTACTGCTCGCGCTCCTGCTCACCGGCTGCGGCTCGACGCTGCCGAGCGACACGCTCACCCGCTTCGCGAACACGCTCGAGTCGCTCAAGTACGCCTACCACGCGCTGTGTGATGGGCGCGAACAGGCGGGCGAGTGCCAGCACCTGCTCGGCGTCGTCAACACGGCGATCGACAAGTACTCGGCGCTGAACGACAGCCTGAAGGGTGAGCCGTGAGCGTCCTCGCCGACGCGCTGCGCATCCTCGGCCGCTTCTTCGGCCTGCGACCAGGCCCCGACGTCGAGCGCATCGTGGTGCGCGGCAAGCTGAATGTGACGCCAGAGCAGATGGCGGACGGCCGCGGGGTGAAGTTCGTCGACCTGCCGCCAGCTGCAAAGCCGAAGGAGAGCAAGCCGTCGTGATCATCAGCGTCTCCAAGTGCTCCGAATGTCCATTCATCAACGTGGACTACGAGAGTGGAGCGACGTGCAATCTGCCGGACGGCCCGAGCGATGTTAGTGAGCTCGACGATGTCGCGCCTCATGGTTGTCCGCTGCGAACACAGGCGTTCACGGTCGAGTTGAAGAACCGCATCTATCCGGGGGCAGCATGACCCGCTGGCTCTCATCGCTCGTCGAGCGCTTCTGGGCGTGGTGCGAGGAGCAGCTCGCCGACGAAGACGAGCGCACCGACCCGCCGCATGCGTACGCGCAGCCGGGCACGATCGGCAGCTACCGCTACGGCAACAGGTGCCTGTACTGCGACACGCGCGACGACCAGCGACGCGAGCACAACGAGATTGCGTGCACGCGCAGCTACCAGGAGTTGGCGTGAGCGAGCGCATGATGCGGTGGCTGTGGTGGAGCCTTGGCCTCTGGATGGGCGCGCTCATCGCCATCCTTGTGCACGGCTGCGGCGACGGCCAGCCGAGTCCGCCGAACATGGAAGAGAGGTGTCACGCAAAGGGCGGCGTGTTTGTGTACATCCGCAAGTCGCGTGACGTCTGCCTCAAGCGCGACGCCGTCCTCGAGTACGAGGAGTACAAGTGACCTGGCGCGAGCTCGCAATCACGCTGAGCGTCCTGCTGGCCTACGACCTGTTGTCGGCCTGCTACGCGCAGCACGAGGCGGAGCCGTGTGAAGATTACCGGGCCGAGGGGAGCAACGTTGCTGGTGGGAGTGCACCCTTAGGGATATCAGCAGCGCCCCGAAGCCCGACCATTTACCCCGGCCCGTGCCCGTTCAAGTACGACGCCGTGCATTGCTACTGCACCGACGCGACACACGAGGTGTGTGACGGCCGGTACTGCGAAGGCCCGTACGTCGGCTGCATCGCGCCGAACTCGCCGATGTCGAGCACGTGGGTGCAGCGTTGAAACCCAACTTCCTCGCCGATGTGGATGCAGAGGCTGCGGGCATGATGGAGATGTCACGCAACCTCGCGCGCGAGGGCAAGACGCTCACATCGCAGGAACATTGGCACGCGTTGGATTACGAGATGTATCGACTCTGCCGCGTGCTGAGTGGCGACCGTGATGACCTTGTCGGCGGCTCGGACTGGGCGCCTACGAGGGCGCAAGTGAAGCGTCTGCTGTCGAATGTATATAACGGCGCTGATGTGCCCGAAGCGGTACTCGCAGTCGCTTGCGAGCGCTATCGGAGTTTCATGTGAAGTACAGCAACTCCGTCCAAGTGCGCGACGCTGGGCCGCTCTACGAGCCCACCGAGAAGGAAGTGCGTCGCAACATGGCGCGCCTCGCACGTGACGCCATCCGCGGCATCATCGCGGCGAGGCTGCGTGACCTGCCCGAGTCCGACGAGCTGCCGACCTCCACGCTGCATGAGGAGTGTCACCGGCAGGCGCTGCTGGCGCTGCTCGAGCGCGGCATGAACTCGGAGAAGGACAGCGACCGCATCGCAGCGCTTGCGAAGATCGGCGAGCTACGCATCGCGGAGATGCGCGTGCATGCCGACCTGCGCGACGAGCGCGAAGCGAAGGCAGCGCCTGCCAAGGTCGTGGTCGTCAACGCGGCGGACATCTCGCGACTGAGTGAGCTGCAGCGGCAAGAGCGTGCGGGAGAGAAGCGTTGACCGCGGCCGCGGCGATAGACTTCGACGCGATGACGCGTGAGGAGCGCACGGCGCTGCTCTACCAGGCAGGCGCGCTCGATTGGAAGGTGCGCGACTACCAACTCGCCGATCACCAAGCGTTCACCGCGTGGGATGCCGAGCGGCAGACGCAGGAGCATCTCGACGAAGCAGAAGCCGCGGGCGCGCTGTACGACAACATGTGGGTTGACGAGTGCGGTCGGCGGTACGGCAAGACCGCGCAGTGGCTTATCCGCGACGTCAGCGCAGCTATCCGCAGGCCAGGAGCACGCGGACTCATCGCATGCGCGTACCAGAAGAACATCGGCGAGATCATCGTCCCGCTGACGAAGGTGCTCTTTCGCGACGCGCCCGAAGGCTACTTCCCCGAGTATCGCGGCACGCATGGCGCTGATCACGAGTGCCTGATCATCCCGGCGACCGACTCGATCATCAAGCTCGTGGGCGTCGACGTGCATCCCAAAGCAGTCCGTGGCCAGTGGTGCGACTTCTGCCACCTCTCGGAGGCTGCGTTCATCCGAAACCTCCGCGAGCTCGTGACGTCGGACATCATGCCGATGTTCCAAGACCGGCCGTGGGCGTGGATCGCGCTCGAGAGCTCGACGGCGCACACGCGCGACTGCGAGTTCAACACCGAGTTCCGCGAGGACGCCAAGAAGCGCGGCACCTACCGCAAGCACACGATCCGCGACAACACGCATCTGACCGAGGAGCAGATCGCGAAAGAGGAGCGCCGCTCCGGCGGCAAGGGCTCCGCGAACTGCCAGCGCGAGCTCTACTGCGAGGAAACCCGCGAAGAGACGCTGATGGTCGTGCCCGAGTTCGACGCCAAGCGGCACGTCATGCCCGCGGGCGAGGTGCCCCAGCACGCGCACTGCTACGTCAGCATGGACCCCGGCGAGAACGACCCGCTCGGCATCGTCTGGGGCTTCTACGACTTCGCGCGCGCCAAGCTCGTCATCCAGCGCTCGTTCGCCAAGTCGAACTACCGCACGGGCGAAGCGGCCGCGCTCATCAAGGTGACTGAGGCCGAGCTCTGGGGCACGTCGCACCGGGACATCCCCGAGACCATGCGGCGCGACCCGGCCAAGCTCGCGCGGCCGATGCTCTCGATCACAGACGTCGTGCGCACCGCCGGCGGGCTCGCGTGGGACCCGCCACCGGCTGCAATCACGCACTGGGACCACGGCGCCAACGAGTTCTTGCCGAACCCGTACAAGCGCGTGAGCGACATCGACGCCCGCATGGTGGGCGACTTGGCCGTAGAGCACGCGCTCAACTTCGAGAAGACGGCGAAGGATGATGCGTACGCGCAAGAGGCGGCTCTGCGTCACGCGTTCTCGATGGACTGGATCGAGATCTGGGAGCCTGAGGGCGACCTGGCTCGGCAGCTCGAGAGCGGCATGTGGCAGCTCGACGCGAACGGACGTCGACGCGACTGGATGCGCACGCCGAGCTTGGGCCACCTCGATTGCGTCGCTGCGCTCATCTACCTGTGGCGCAACCTCGTGCGCGAGAAGAACCCCTTCCCGCCGGCAATCATCGACACGGCGCTGCACGGCTACGCGCTGCCCGTGGGCGTCGACAAGAACACGGCCACGGGACGGCCTGCCAACGGCGCAGACACGCGCTTCCGCAACAGTCCTGCAGTGAGGCAATGGAGATGACCGGCTGGCATTCGGGACCACGCATGCCGCTCCACGAGGTCAAGCGTCAAAACTTCACGCACGGCGCGTGGTGCGACGTCTGCAAGCGCAACGGTCGCGTGCACACGCACAAGTGCAAAGAGTGCGATCACATGGAGACCGGTGACGTGGTCAGCCGTCACAACGACGGGCTCTGCTTCTGGTGCCACCCCGGCTTCGGCAAGCGCGTAGTAGCGAATCGGCCAGGTCACTTAGCGATGCTGAAGAAGATTGCAGAACAGGTGGGACATGACTGACTACATCTGGCCGCTCGTGGCGGCGCTGGGCCTCGTGCTCGCGTACAGCGCGTTGATGCGCTGGCTCGGCAACGCGCCGAAGGCTGACGTCAACGCACTGCTCGACCGTTACCACGGCCTGCAGAAGGCGTTCGACCTACACAGGTCGCAGTGGGACCTCATCGGTGTGGAGTGGCGGCAGAAGGTCGTCGAGCTCGACAAGAAGTGTGACCGCGTCGTGATCGACGCCAAGAACGAGATTGCGGGCGACCTCGCCACGGTCTCCAACATCACAAGCAAGGGATGGCGATGACCAAAGACGAAGCGACGAAGCTAGAGGACTGGATCGTCGAAGACGACGAACCGGAATGGACCGACGAGAACGGCATGGTCCGGCGCGGAAAGCGCATCCGGTTCACGCCAGACATCGTGCTCCGCCACGACGGTCAGCCGATAAACATGTTCGACATGCGCGAAGGACTCGCGATCTATCTGCGCCGCATCGCAGCGTATCTGGAGGCGTGATGAACCAACCAGCAAAGCAAGAACAGGACACGCGTCTCCCGTATCCCGAGGACACCGTGTTCTTCGTGCCCGAGGCGCCGTACGAGAACAGCGTCATCCGCGGCTACCTCAACAAGAAGTACAAGGGCATCCCGAAGGACATGATCGTGTCTCAGGTGAACATGGCCGTGTTGCCTCACCTCGAGTCGCTCAAGTTCATCGTGTGCGTGCGTCGCGGTGTCGATGGCAACCCGCCGGGCGACGCGTACACGGTCGGCCCCGACGATCGCGGCATTCTGCGCGAGAGGCCGATCCCGCCCGAGACGTACCACCGCGAGGTGTACGAGAGCCCTTCGATCCGCGCGCGCGATCACATCAGCGCGACACGCGTTTCGCTCTTCACGCAGAACGAGACCAACCTGCTGAAGCTGATCGACGTGCTGTGTGAGCACGCCCTGCCGTGCCGCATCACGCCGCAGAACAAGCCCGACCTGATGTTGAAGTTCATGGTGGCTTGATGGCCAAGGTCGCATCCATCGCGAAGAAGCGCGAAGAGAAAGAGAACGAGCGTCAGCGCAAGAACCGCTTGATGATGCTGATGCACAAGTTCATGGATGCGGCCGAAGCCACGCCACCCGACGAGAGCATGATGAAGATGTACGGCCGCGGACTGGCGGGATACCCGAACGACGAAGTGAACGCAGCCAACCGCGCCGCGAGACGGCAGCGAGTGAAACCCACCGAGGCGAGCTGATGGCAAGTCCGAACACCCTGTACCGACGCATGGCTGCGGAAGCTGATGAGCGTCGCAGCACGCGAATGCTGTTTCCGACGACCACCAATCGCCGCATGCGACGTGCAGCTGGACGCACTCTGCGTCTGAAGCTCAAGCACGACCGCAAGCACCCGATGCCGCCGACGGCTGCGGACACGGCGCACACCGAATCGGAGGCGCCGACATAACATGGCCGACGGAGACGCAAACCAACAGGTTCCCTGGCCGTGCAAACCCGCAGACGAGATCGTCGATGAGCTAAAAGGCCAAGAGCGCGGGTGGTGGTACGCAGGTGAGAGGCGTGGATACTGGCAACTGCTCCGCTTGATGTACGCGCAGTCGCAGGGCATGGACCCGAGCGGCGCCGTCAACGCGACACAGCAGCTGCAGATCGTGGGGAAGAACGCGACCTTCGTGCGCTTCCGCGTGCAGCTCGCGCGCAGTCACATCAAGCAGCGCAACATCATGGCGCAGGGCGAGCGGCCCGCGTTCCAGTGCCTCGCGCTCAACGATGACTTCGACAGCCTCGCGCAGGTGCCGACCGCGCAGGCGGGCATCGACTACGTCTATCGCTCTGCGAAGGGTGAGCAGTGCGAGTGGCGCGCGCTCGAGAGCGACGGCTACTTCGGCGAGGGATTCGTCTGGGGCCGCTGGGACTACACAGGCGGCGTCGACGTCGTCAAGACCGAGCAAGAGCCGGTCATCGACGAAACGACCGGGCAGCCGGCGATGTGGCCGCCCGAGGCGGACCCGCAGACCGGCCAGATGGGCGAGCCGCAGCCGGTCACCCGCGACGTGCAGAAGAAGCAGAAGGCGGGCACGCCCACGCTCACGCCGCTGTTCCCCTGGGACGTCGTACGCGACCCGTACGCGCGTAACACCGCCTGGGTGATGGTCCGCGAGGTGGTGAGTAAGCACGCCGTCGCAGCGCGCTACGCACCGGGCAACACCCCCGAAGAACAGAAGCTGCGAAACGCGATCTTGTCGACGAACAACCTGCGTTCCGAAGCCGGCATCGCGGAAATGTTCGCGTACGACATCGGCGCGACGACGACCGATCAGATCATCGTTCGGCACTTCTACCACGAGCGCTGCGAGTACCTGCCCGAGGGCCGGTACATCGGCGTGTGTGGCGATGAAGTGCTGTGGGACGAGCCGAATCCGCTGCCCGAAGGCAACCCGATCGTCTCGATCTGCAGCGCCAAGTACTTCGGCACGCAGTTCGGCTATCCGGAGTGCTCCGACCTGCTCGCGGTGCAGGAGATGCTCGACGAGATGTACACGCAGACGGCGAACAACGCGCTGCGGTACGGCAATCAGTCGCTCTGGGCCGAAGACGGCGTCGAAGTCGACATGGACAAGCTGTCCAAAGGCGGCGGCTTCTTCAACTACAAGACCGGGCAGCAGCCACCGCAGGCAATCCAGTGGGCAGAGATGCCCCGGATCACGGAGTACCTGCTCGAAAACCTGCCCGAGCTCATGAACTTCATGTCGGGCATGAACTCGGTCGCGCGCGGTGCGCCCGAGTCGAACATCGAGAGCGGCACCTTCGCCGCGTTGATGCTCAACATCGCCCAAAAGTTCGTCAGCGCGACCGAACAG